CATCGTCGATATCGACACTTTGCAAAGTCATTGCCGCGCCGAAAAACTTAACCAAATGGAATTCAAAGTCTTGGTCAATGCGATCGGTGCTAAATGTAAAATCGCGTTCTCCGCGAACAGTAATTTCAACTGGCGCGCCCACGACTTGTGCTAGTGCAGCTTCAAGGTTTGATTTGCGGTCGGTCATTGTTGTGTCTCCCGTTTGGCTTTCGCCGTTTCCATGCACTGACATTGCGCGATTTACGCTTGACCGTCAAGCGGAAAATCGGCATATTGGAAGCATATTCGGAAACAAAAGGACAATCACGACTATGGCCACTGACCACCTGACAACAGACGCGGTGCGCAAGCTGATGCACCTGCACCCCGGCATCCGCGCATATGAAATCGCTGAGATGCTGAAGATCAGCCCCAAGACGGCGGAAAAATGCGTTCGCGAATTGCGGGCCGAATGGAAAGGCGCAAGCGAATGAACCGGGCGGAAATCCTTGATGCTGCCAATAAGGCTGTGACAGTTGATCGTTCCGCCAAACATGGCGGCATTGAAGACACATTCAGCGCCATTGCGGCTGTCTGGTCTGTGCGCCTCGGCATGACGATTGAGCCGTATCAAGTGGCAATCATGCTCACTGACCTGAAAACGTGCCGCGCATGGGGCAATCCAAAGCACAACGACAACTGGGTCGATATCGCCGGATATGCCGCTTGCGGTGGCGAGTTGAGCGCATGAACAAAATGAAAAGTGGAGAAACGGAATGAGCCTGCAAGAGTATCGAGAATACATCGCAAGCCGCGCCACAAGCCTTGCGCCATCTGGCTTCAATCCAAAGCCAATCAACGCCAATGCTAAGGCGCATCAGGTTGCGGTTTTGGAATTTGCCCTCAATCTCGGGCGGTCGGCTGCATTCTTGGACACTGGCCTTGGCAAGTCATTTATCGAGCTGGAGTTTGCACGGCAATGCGCCGATGAGACTGGCAAGCCATCATTGATCCTGACCCCGCTTGCCGTCGCTGGCCAGATGGTGCGCGAAGGCCAGAAGTTTGGCGTTGACGCGCGCCAAATCCGGGAACAGTCCGAAGTCGGCGCGGGCGTCATGGTGGCAAACTATGAACGGCTGGCAAAGCTAGATCCGGCTTCATTTGGGGCAATCATCCTTGATGAAAGCAGCATCCTGAAAAGCTACGCAGGCCGGACGAGGGCGCTGATCCAAGACGCATTCAAGGATACCCCATACAAGCTGGCAGCAACGGCCACGCCATCGCCAAACGATCACACCGAACTAGGCAACCATGCTGAGTTTCTGGGCGTCATGCGCCAGCAGGAAATGCTTTCAAAATGGTTTGTCAACGATACGTCAACCGCCTCGCAAGATTGGCGATTGAAGGGACATGCGGCGGCGGACTTCTGGGCATTCGTCGCGTCGTGGTCGCGTTGCGCTACGCTGCCATCGGATCTAGGCGGTGATGATGCGGGATACATCTTGCCGCCCATTGACGAACATTCGCACATCATCAGCGCGGATCGCATGGAAAATGTTGAGCAAGGCATGTTGTTTCGCATCCCGGAAATGAGCGCAACCAGCTTCCATGCCGAAAAGAAGCTGACGATGAAACAACGATGCGACCTCGCCGCAGAATTGGCGAACCATGACAAGCCCGTCACGGTATGGTGCGAGACCAACGAGGAAAGCGCATACCTGACAAAGGCGGTTGATGGGGCTATCGAGGTCAAGGGCGATCAAGACCCAGACGAAAAAGAACGCCGTTTGCTTGGGTTCGCTGATGGTAAATATCGTGCCATCGTATGCAAACCAAAGCTTGCAGGTTTCGGCGTAAACTGGCAACATTGCGCCCATGCGGTCTTCGCATCAATCAGCTTCAGTTATGAACAGCACTATCAGGCCAAGCGTCGGTCGCATCGTTTTGGTCAGTCGCAGCGGGTTCGCAATGATGTTGTGATGAGCGATACGGAGGCAAGCATTTGGGACGTGATCAACGTTAAATCTGCAAAGCATGACGAAATGAAGCGCCGCATGGCGGAGGCAATGCGCGCGGCACAAAGCAATGCGTCGGTTCGGGTGGTGTATGATCGCCCCATAGACTTGGCGTTTCCAGAGTGGATCAAGGGAGAGACAAAATGAAACAAGCAGAATATCAAGGCAAATGGTATGCGGTTCACAATTCGGATTGCATCGAGGGCATGTGGGCAATGCCCGCGCAATCGGTTGATTGCATGGTCACAAGCATCCCTTTCGGTGACTTGTTTGTGTATTCAGATAACGAGCGCGATTTGGGCAATGCTGGCAGCGGCAACGACTTCCTGAACCAATATCGTTTCTTTGCTGAGGCTCTGACCCGCGTCATGAAGCCGGGTCGTGTTGCTTGCATCCATGTCACGGATTTGCCAACGCGCAAGGGCAAGCACGGGTATATTGGCCTTGAAGACTTTTCTGGGGCGGTAATCAAGGCGCATCAGGCGGCTGGGATGATATACCATAGCAGGGTAACGATCTGGAAAGACCCTGTAGTGGAAATGCAGCGGACAAAAGCGCTTGGCCTATTGTATAAGCAAATCCGCAAGGACAGCACCATGAACCGGATCGGGATGCCTGATTACATGCTGATGTTCCGCGCTCCCGGTGACAATCCAGATCGAGTTGAGCATTGTGCGCCTAATGACATGAAAGAGGCATTGAAGATTGCCAGAACATGGCTCAAGGAAATGCATCGCCAAGGGCTGGCATCTGATACGCCTTCCGATGATGTTTTGGCAGAGCTAATCAAACATGCGGAGTTTGATGTTTACGAATGGCAAAAGCTGGCAAGCCCGGTATGGATGGATATCAATCAAGGCAAAGTGTTGAATGGCTGGCGTGGGGCAAAAGCTGAGAATGATGAAAAGCACGTTTGCCCGCTACAACTGGACGTGATTGAGCGTTGCTTGCGCCTATACAGCAAGCCGGGTGATGTTGTGCTAGATCCATTCAACGGTATTGGATCGACTGGATATCAGGCAGTCAAAATGTTCCGGCGCTATCTTGGATTTGAATTGAAACCTGAATATGCCGCTATGGCTGGCAAGAACCTTGCAGAAGCTGAGGCATCGGCTGGCGGACTTTTCTCGGTAGAATCATGATGCACATCAAAGATATACATGTTTGGCTTGCGACGTTTGTGACACGTTGGCATTCTGGACAGTGCGCGCCTTGGTTGGCGCGCACAAACGATACCATCGGCGGTCATTCTGGGCGCATGGCAACACTTGCCTTGCACTTCTGGGGAGATGGCGCATCTCGTGATCTTTTGGCCGCGTGCATCAAGCATGATCTCGGTGAATATAGCGTCGCTGACGTGCCATATACCGCCAAGGCAGACCAACACCTGCGATCAGAGTTAGATAGGATTGAGGCGGCTGCGTTGGCGCGCTTAAACATGTCATACGATCTAAACATTGACGATGCTGATCGCTTGAAATTCCTAGATAGGCTGGACGCTTATTTGTGGGCAAGGCATCATGCGCCGAAAATCATGGGATGGAAAATATGGCGTGATGATCTAAAAATACTTCGTGATCTTGCAGAAAAAGTTGGAGTTGATTTGTCGTGCTGTAACGAGGATCTATAAACAATCAGGCCGTCCACAAAATGGACGGCCTTACTTTTTGTGTGCCTTTATCCACTCAACAATCTGCGCGCTGGCATCTTCTGCCCCTTTTCCAACAACAACCTTATGACCCAATCCTTCAAGGTGCAGGATCATTGCCTCCTGTTCAGCCGATAACTTCCCGCCCTTTACGCGCTTCATCTCTATCCACAACCGCCATGCCGGAACGTGAAGATCAGGAACGCCAGGCGCAACGCCTTCGGCCTTCAGCCGCTTTGCCGTGCTAATCGCGCGATGCCCGCCATTTGGAATAGCAAATATCAGCACGCCCGAAAACTTGGCGCGAAACCAATTTACAAAGCCCTCCTGCTCTTCCGTCTCAGAAGGGTAAGTCTTGCGTCCACTCATCGCATCCATCCTCCTGTGCTTCATCTGGCACGATGTCGCGCCACTTCATACAATACCGATCATCAATCAAGTTCATGCATGTGCTGCACTTAGAAGTCTGCAAACATTTCTCTGGCAAGTCGTTCAAGGCGCATCTCCTCTTCTGTCTTTTCCTTTGGCGCGCGTGGTTTGGCTGCGCTATAATCAAGCTGCACGATCTCGTTGTATTTTGGATTGTCGGCACGCGGCTTGATCTTAATGCGGCTCGGCCAGTTCCACAGCGTGCATTGCCCCAAAGCCTCCGCTGTTGTCATGGCAGAACTGTTAAGAGCTTTCATGCGAGCCTGATATCGGCTTGCTGCATAGCCCCCATGATCTGGGCAAAGCCATTCGCTTTGCCGCACTAGCCCACAAACGTAAGTAACCTTCACGCTGTCAGGCTTTCCTTCTTTTTGGTGCAAGGCATACTCCACTAAATCAACGTCTATCCACTCAGCTTCAACCTGTGTTGATAGCATTGCGCCGCTGTAGCTTTTGGTTGAGTGGTTCAGGGCTGGCGCTGGGAACTCAAAGCCGCATTCAATGCAGTTCCGCACGGCTGCGTGATTTACCGTCTGGCACGCCTCACAGGTTTTTACCGGCGCATCGCCGCCCTTACTCTCGCCCTTTGGCTTGACCTTGATCGCATCAATGAACCCGTGCCGCTCGACGTTCTGGCCATAGTCCAAGATCAGGCAATTCGGCTTCGGTCCTTTGGCAATATGCGCCAACCGGCTTTCCTTGCTCTCCATGTCCACGCCAGGCGCATAGACTGGCCGCGTGCCGCGCCCAACGATCTGAACGTAAAGCCCGGCGCTTGCCGTGGCCCTGACCAAAGCAACTAGATCAACAGCCGGGTGGTCAAAGCCAGTGGTCAAAACCCCGCAATTTATAAGCCCGCGCCGCTCACCGCGCTTGAATGCTTCAATCTTGCCAGTCCGCTCGTTCATCGGATCTTCGCTAGACACTACATCAATGTCAAAGCCTTCCCGCGCAAAGGCTTTGCGGATCATGTCGGCATGTCCAAGGCCGGATGCGAAGATCAGCCAAGCCTTGCGGCTTTCACCCAGCGCAACAATTTCCTTCACCGTTGCCTCGACCAAAGCCGGGTCGCTGGCGGCTGTTGCAAGGTCTGTCTCGTTAAACTCTCCACCGCGCATCTTGACGTTGGTCAGGTCAATCTTGTTTAGGCTGCCCTTTGAAATGACCGGGGACAGATAGCCATCGTCCATCAGCATTCCTACAGGGATGTCGTATGCAATGCCGTCGAATATCGCCGCATCGCCCTTGTGCAAAAATCCACTGTCCAGCCTGTAAGGCGTGGCGGTCAACCCGACTATCTTCACCATCGGATTGCATTGCTTCAATTCGCTGATGAAACGGCCATATCTCGTTTCGCTGTTCTTCGGGATCAAGTGCGCCTCATCCACCAGCACCAAATCCGGCGC